CATCCCCCAAGTAACCACCGATGCGATGCAGATGGCTTTGGTACAGGGCATCAGCCTAGGTGAAGGCCCACGCACGGTAGCACGGCGGGTACGAAAAGCGGCTGATATCGGCAGGCAAAGAGCCGAGACGATAGCACGTACCGAGATGATACGTGCCAGCCGTGAAGCCCAGCGGCAACTATATACGGAGAATCCTTCCGTTACCGGATACCGGCGGCAGGCTACGCAAGATGCGCGGGTATGCCTTGCTTGCTTGGCTTTGTCCGGCACCCTTCACCGTACAGATGAAATCATGCCTAGTCACCCAAATTGTAGGTGCGTTCTTATTCCGGAGACGCTCTCATGGGCAGAGATTACCGGCGATTCTTCCATACCGGATACCCGCCCAAAGGTGGCAACCGGTGAAGAGATTCTAAAGGGGCTAACACCGCTTGAAGCTCAGCAGATACTAGGCACTGCCCGCTATAACCTTTACAGCGAAGGGCTGCCGCTTAGCGACATGGCAACCGTGGTACAGAATGCTGACTGGGGGCCTACCACTAGGGTATTGCCGCTTAGAGACCTAGAGGGATACCAACCGGATCTAACGACTTATCTATGAAAACGGCACTGTGGGATAGTGGGTGTATGGACTTGCTGACATCTTCCGTAGACGGTATCAAGAGCGACAGGCTGGGCTACGTCAAGGGATACCTTGTGCGCTTTGGCGATACTAAGACCGCCGATCTTGAAGGCGATTACTTCACCGCTTCAACTGACTACGGTTTCCCGGTTGCCAAGGGGCAGCGAGTCCCTTTGAATGTTTACTACCACCACGGTATGGATGCCGCTGTAGGCAAGAAGAGCATCGGTACAGGCTACGTCAAGATGGATGATGTCGGGCTATGGTACGAAGCCCAACTAGACATGGCTGATGAGTACGGCTCGATGATCGCGAAGCTCTGCAAGCAAGGCAAGATGGGCTTTTCCTCTGGTGCTGCTGGTCATCTGGTAGAGCGCAAGAGCATGGGCGGTGCCGCTGAAATCACACGCTGGCCTATCGCTGAAGCATCGATTACACCGACACCTGCCGAGTATCGTAACAGCGTCAAAACCCTCAAGGAGTACTACGGCATGGAGCCTATGATGGATATGGAAGAAGAGATGGTTATGGCTCCAATGCCTGAACAGTCACCGGAAGAATACGCCATGTCGGTCTTCAATGAGTCTGAAGGTGACCTTATCCACGAGGGGCTTGAAGCCTATTACGATGCGCTTTGTGGAGCCATCGAAGCGGTATCCGATCAGAGCATGGCGGATGCCATCATTGACGAATTTGCTCGACGTGCTAAAGGGCTATATGCCATGCACGGCATGAAGAGCGTACAACCCGCATCCCTGCGGGGTGTTGAACGTCGACTGCGGGATGCAGTCGGTCTTAGCCGGGCGAGCGCCAAGCGCTTGGCACCTGTAGTCTGGGATTCACTGCGGGACGCAGACCAGCCAGAGACGCAACCGGTCATCGTAGTAGAGGCGAAAGCCCATGACAATGACGAGCGCCAGGAACTGCTGGCACGTCTGGAGTTGCTAACACAACTATGAATATCGAACAACTGACAGCCAAGCGTGAAACGCTTCTGGCTACAGCCCGTGAGCTGGCTTCCGGTGATGGTGACCTCGCACAGGTCAAGAGCATCATGGCCGAAGCAAAGAACATTGAAGAGCGTGTAGAGACGATCAAGAGCCTCGGCGCTTCCGCTCCTGTCGTTACACCTGCGGTTGACGCAACCCCATGGAAGGGCGGCATCAACGTTCAGCGTAACCCGTTCAACGGATCCGCTGACGAAAAGAATCTGAAGGCTTACACCTTTGGCCAGTTCGCACGTCACTTGGCTGGTGTCAAGTCTGCTACAAAGTGGCTCCAGTCCAACGGACACATGAAGGCGCAGAACGAAGGCACGGACACAGCCGGTGGTTTTACGGTTCCTAACATCGTTTCGTCGGATCTCATCTACCTCCGTGAAATGTACGGCGTTGCTCGCCGCAACAGCCGCATCTACCCGATGTCCTCGGATACGCTTTTGGTTCCATCGGCAACCGGTAGCACGACTGTCTACTACGCATCCGAAGCAACAGCAATCACCGATTCGCAACTGACTTTCGCGCAGGTTTCCCTGAGCGCAAAGAAACTTGCTGTCCTTACGATTGCATCGAAGGAACTCGGCGAAGATACGGTCATTGACCTTGGTGCAGCACTTGCCCGTGACATGGCATACGCCATCGCCAAGGAAGAGGATAACGCTTGTTTCAACGGTGACGGTACGAGCACCTACGGAAGCATTACCGGTATCCTTCAGGGTGTTTACGGCTTGAACGCGACCAAGGCTAACATCGCTGGTGTCGTTCTTGGTGCTGCACTTTCCGGTGCCGCATTCAGCAACTTCACACTGGCTAACTTCCAGTCGATGGTTGCAAAGTTGCCAACGTACGCAGACAATGCCAAGTGGTACATGCACAAAGACCTGTTCTTTAACGGTGTCGCGGACAAGCTGATTGCCCTTGGTGGAAACGCAATCTTGGACATTCAGAACGCTTACACCCAAGCACCTACCCTGTTCGGCTACCCGATCGAGTGGGTACAGAATATGCCTAAGTCCCCAGCTGCAACAACTCCTGTTGCTATCCTCGGTGACCTTACAAAGGGTGTTGCTTTCGGTGACCGCCGTGCAATGACGGTTGAGGTTTCCGATCAGGTCAAGTTCGTCGAAGACGCTCTTACCTACAAGGCTACAGAGCGGTTCGCTTTCAACGCTCACGATGTTGGAAACGTCAACGCTTCCGCTGCATCTAAGGTGCCTGGTTCGCTTATCGTCCTCGCAACCACAACCGCTTCCTAAGCGGCTCGGTTCTACTCAAGCCCTCGGCAGACGTGCCGGGGGCTTTTCTTTATGTCTACTGCGTTAGTGTTGACAATAGGGCTGTGTGGGATAGTGCTAGCATGATGACACGAGCCGAAGCGATAGCGCAGGTATCACTTTTTGTGGATGCCCAGTCCTATCCGCAGATGTCCACAACCGACATAGGGAGTATCTTGGATTCTTTCTCACGGTTCACTACTTGGACGGCATCTACCACCTATGCTGTCGGTGACCGTGTAGTGCCTACAACGCCTAACGGCAGGGTTTACGAATGCCGGGTAGCCGGTACTTCAGGCACGACACAACCCGATTATCCGGTATACCCTGCGTATCAGTTTCAAGGCTTCAGTGTTGAGGATGGCGCATCTAATCCACGGTTGACATGGGTAGACATGGGGCCTGCTAACATCGAGCGCTACGATGTCAGGACAGCCACGCGGCAAGGTTGGCTTATCAAAGCCTCACGGTGTGCAAGCGACATCGATGCTAAGGAAGGCACAAGCGATGTCAAGCTTTCCCAACTCAAAGCACACTGCCTAAGCATGGCTGAACGATACAGACCGTTGGTGTTCGCATGAGTCCTATCCTACGCGCAACCATAAGCGCCGGCATGGTACGCAACCTGTGCCAAGACCGGGTAGAAATACACCGCTTCACGCTTACAGAAGATGGCAGGGGCGGTGCCACTGAGACGTGGCGTAAGGTTGCCGAGTACAACGCCAGGCTAACCAACCAGAGCGACACGGAGAGCATTGTAGGTGGTGGCATCCAGTCATCTGCGCAGTGGACTCTGATAGTTGCTGTCGGTGCTGATGTCATGCCGCAGGATAGGGTTTACCGAGTGGGTGATGATGCCCGCTATTACGATGTCATCGGTACAGACTTTGGACAGACTGAATTATTGGTACAGCACGTAGGATTAGTGGAGCGTACATCATGAGCGCATCAGAGTGGACAGCGATAGGTATCTTTGTTGCGGGCTTGGTTGTTAGCCTACTGGTCTACATCGTGCAGTTCTTGCATAAGATGGACAAGCGCAACGCCGTTGATAGTGTGACCGTAAAAGACCACGGACAACGGATCAATAAACTTGAAGGCGATACCGGCGAACTAAAGACGCGGGTTACACACTTGGAGGCGAACCGATGAACAGCATTTCAATCAAGCGGTTGGTGGTCGTTGTGATCGTGGCTTTTACAGCTGCTTTTACCTCGGTCTTTGGTGATGGGGTCCGCACATCCGAAGCACACGACCTCAGCGAGCTGGGCGCAGTGCTGGCACTCTACGGCTCGAAGGCGGTAGCGGCGGGTGTCTCCGCTGCGGTTTCATCTGTGCTGGCGTTCTTGACGATGCCGTTCAAGGGTGTGCAAGCAAATGCGATGAAGGTGGGCAAATGAACCTGCAAAACTTTAGGATTGAAAAGGAACCAGCACCATCCACCGACTGGCTGGTCTTTGGTGACATTACAGATGATGCAGGGAATATCCTCGGCACGTTTGGTCAAGATGGCACCTCAGTTAATATCTGGTGGGTTCAGCAAGATGAGCAATTTCAATCACTTATTGTCAATCAGTTTGCGCTGATTATGGCTCAGCAGATTGTTAGTGGAGATGCCGAGTAATGGCAATATATTATGTTCGACCGGGCGGTACTGGCAGTGGTACTGGGCCAGCAATAGGGCAGGCGTGGGGTACTTTTCAGGCTCCATTTACCGCCGGTAGTGGAGTGACTGGCGGTGATACCGTTTACATCGCACCGGGTCATTATCAGGAAAAAGTAGTAATCGGTATTACTAACCCGACAAGCACTGTAAATGTTATCGGTGATGTTTCCGCTAGTCAGTTTAGCGGCTTATCGGCTGGTCTGGTTAGGCTTTCAGGTTTTACCTCAGCAGGTAATGTCGCTGCTGGTTTGACTTCACCGCAGTTAACTGGGACATCTAAAGACTTTTTGTCGTTCTCAAATATTATTTTTGAAGGTAGTCCAAGTGGTGCTGTTGGTAGCGCGCTTGTTCGATTTGTAACATCAAAAAATATATCTTTCACAAAGTGTCTATTTGTTAATGATGTCTTTGCCTCATCGACTGGTGAAGGCACGTTGTTAAATATGACAGCACCAACAGCCTCCGCTGGTAATTACACATTTTCTAAATGTGTATGGGTTTTCTCTGGACGCATTCCGATATTACTTTCTGGTAACAATGTCTCAGATACAACGTCTTTTAAAGATTGTTTAGTAACTGGCGGTAATGCGGAAGGAGTCTTGTTAGCATCAATACAAGTAGCAATACGCAACTGCACATTTACTGGAAACAGTAACGCAACGGGGACATTATTTTTCACAAGTGGTAGTGCAACGTTTCCATCAACAGTTCAAAACTGTTTATTTCTAAACTGTGGGCTAGGTATTACCGGCACCACAACGACAGTATTTGAAGATTACAACCGTTTTGTAAGTTGTAGCATAAACCGTAGTGGTGTGAATACTGGGTTAAATTCTACTTCAGTTGGTGCGTCACGTCTTGATTACGGCTATAGCCGTATAGTCGGACTTAACCCTATTGATTTCTTTGGTCCACAACAAAGTAGTCCAAATCAAGCGTTTGGGTCAGCGTCAGGAGCCGAAGCCACAGACGTAATGTCTATCCCTTGGACTGGCGCAACACCAGATAGTGGATACCAGACATATAATGCATACACTTTTTATTACCAGCCAACCGAGCGGAACGCATCCGCTATCACCATCGCTCCTGGCTCCACATCTCAAAGCATCGAACTCTACCTCGGTGCAACAGGGCTAACCTTTGCCACCTCCGGCCTAGCGGCCTACTACGTCCGCAACCAATCGGCTCCGGTGGCTATAACGCTGGTCACGCAGACAGCGACAGGCGCGTGGACTTCTGGTGGCTTTGCTGAGATAAGCTCCTCCCTCGTGCCGGGCGTGTATCGGCTTGATGTTCCTAACGCTGCTTTCGCGGCTGGTGCATCTGATGTCACGATCGTGGTGCGTGGTGCCTCTGGTACGAACGGCGCGGTGCTGACGGTTACGCTGAGTAGTGGTGGCTTGACATCTGCACAGACGGCCTCGGCTGTCTGGGATGCAGCGACTGTTGGTTACAACACGGCTACAAACTTTGGTGGTGTCATAATGGAAACAAATGGCGTTGTCAACGGCATTGAATCAACGGTTCAAGACAT